GCGATTACGGAGATTCCGTTTGCAGATATTTTCGATACCGATTTACGGCACGATTACCCGGCGGTCGATGCGTCTGTTGTTCTCTCCGTTCTAACGCTCCAATTTATTCCTATCGAGTACCGGCAGAAAATTGTTAGTCAGGTTTATAACTCTCTCCGGCCTGGCGGGGTTTTCCTTCTCGTCGAGAAGATTCTCGGACGGGACTCGGTGACGAACGAACTTTTTATCGAAACGTATTTAGACCGTAAAGGTGCTAACGGTTATAGCCAGGAAGAAATTAACCGGAAGCGGGAGTCCCTCGAGGGTGTTCTTGTACCGGTTACAGGTCTTTGGAATGAGGACCTTCTTAAGCTTGCCGGGTTTAGTCACGTAGAGTGTTATTGGAGACACCTAAACTTTGCGGCCTGGATAGGGATTAAAGAATGATTCGTAACGTTCCGACTATGACGGAGGTTGCGAAGCTCCGGGGGACGAACGGGTTTAACCTTATCTCTACGTTTTCCGGCTGCGGCGGTGCGTGCCTCGGTTTCGAAATGGCCGGTTATGACGTTCTCTGGGCGAACGAGTTTGTCGAGGCGGCACGAGACACCTACGAAGCTAATCATCCTGGCGTAATCCTTAACGGTGAAGACATTCGGTCTCTCTCCGGCCAGGACATTCTTGATGCCGTAAACCTCGAGGTAGGGCAGGTTGATTTACTTGAGGGTTCCCCGCCTTGTTCGTCTTTCTCTATGGCCGGTAAACGTCATAAGCTTTGGGGTGTCGAGAAATCCTACTCGGATACTACGCAAGTCTCTGATGACCTTTTCTTCGACTACTCGAGAATCGTCCGGGAGATACAACCGAAAGTTTTCGTTGCCGAAAACGTAGCAGGCTTAGTTCGAGGCCGGGCAATCGGTTACTTTAACAATATTCTTCGGGACCTTCGAGGTAACGGTTATACGGTCGAGGCGAAACTACTCGACGCTAGTTACTTAGGTATCCCGCAAGCGCGGCAGAGACTAATTTTCGTAGGAGTCCGAAACGATTTAGTCGAAAAGTTCGGCGTAAAACCCGTCTTCCCGAAACCGGTAAATAAGCGTCTAACGTTAGGGGATGTTATCGGCCGCAACCCGGGTGATATAGAGCAGGCCGATTCTTATATCGACGAAGAGACCGGGTTCGAAATCGGTCTTAATTCTTATGCTGTCGGTAAAGCGTGGGACGAAACTCCTATGGGGAAAAGTTCGGAAAAGTATTTCCAGCTAGTTCGTCCACCGTTAGAGAGACCCGCACCTACGGTTACTGCGACCGCCGGGCAAGTCGGTGCCGCCTCGATAGCTCACCCAGTCGAAAGAAGGAAGTTTAACCTTAAAGAGTTACGCGCTTTGCAGTCTTTCCCGGAGGACTTTATCCTTACCGGGAACTATACGCAGCGGGTAGAGCGGATAGGCCGTTCGGTCCCGCCGTTAATGTCGAAGGCTATCGGTGAGGTAATCCGGACCGAGATTTTGGAGAAGGTCAATGCCGGGAGCAGGTAGACCGCCGAAACCGGTCGAGCAGAAACGTCTCCTCGGTAATCCTGGGCATAGACCATTACCGAAGGAGGGTGAACTTACCGTCCTCGAACGGGCCGATGACGTTCCCGAACCGGATAGACCGTTAGGAACATATGGCCGACAACTCTGGGATAGGGTTTGGGTGAACGGAATCAACTGGATTTCTCCGGTAACGGACAAGGAACTTCTCCTAATGACCTGCGAAATGATTGACGAACGATGGAACCTACGCGCAAAAGTTCTCAAAGACGGTTCTCCGGCGGACGGTAGGAGACTCGACAGGTTATCTAAACAGATAATTTCGAACCTATCTCTCCTCGGTTTTACACCTACGGACCGGACTCGACTCGGTGTTGCGGAGGTAAAAGCTAAAAGCAAGCTAGAGGAGTTAATGGCGAAACGGGCAGAACGGTGATAAACCCCTGGCCTCCCCGCTACCTGACACCCGTCCCAGAGGAAGCGTTAGAGCTAGGCCGGAGGATGGAACCTATCGTCGATTTTATTGGCGAATACGGGATAGTAACGAAAGATTCGATTGCAGGGAAGGCGGGTTCCCCGCTTATCCTCCGGGACTGGCAGAAAACTCTTTTAGACCACGTTTTCGCGTGGGATGATGACGGTTTAAAGCACCGGATTAGTCTTATCGGGATGCCACGCAAGGGAGGGAAGTCGAGTCTCGGTTCCGCAATGGCGCTCTATTCGCTTATCCTCGGACCTGCCGGAGGTGAAGTTTACTCGGTGGCGGCAGAGAAGGAGCAGGCCCGTATCGTTTTTAGGGAGGCTAGGAGGATGGTCGAGGCTAGTGAACAACTCTCCGGACTCTGTACTCTCTACCGGGACGCAATCGAAATCCCTGGCTTACACTCCGTTTACCGGGTTCTCTCTGCCGAAGCGTATAGCAAAGAAGGCCTAAACCCGCACTTTGTCTTATTTGATGAGCTACACGCGCAACCGAACCGGGAACTCTTCGACGTAATGTCCCTGGCGATGGGAGCTAGGGGAAAACTTGCGTCTCTTGTCGCAATTACAACGGCCGGTGTCAAACTTGATTCGACGGGTAGGGACTCTATCGCCTATTCGTTGTACAACTACGGGAAACGTGTCGCATCCGGGGAGGTCGAGGACGAAACCTTCTTTATGTCCTGGTGGGAGGCCGCAGAGGATACGGATTACCGGTTAGAGGAGACTTGGGCTGCCGCGAATCCTGGCTACGGAGATTTAACGTCGATAGCGGATTTTAAATCAGCGATAAAGCGGACACCGGAGGCAGAGTTTAGGACGAAACGGTGTAATCAATGGGTGTCTTCGGCGATAGCGTGGCTACCGAATGGTGCTTGGGAGGCGTGCGCGGGAGAGTTTCACGTGAAACATTCGGACGAAATCGTCCTCGGATTCGACGGTTCGTTCTCCGGAGACGCCTCCGTCATCGTTGGTGCGACTATCCCGCAGACCGAGGAGGAACCGGTTCGCGTCTTTATGGTCAAAGCGTGGGAGAAAACCGAGTCGGATGATGACGATTGGAGGGTAGATATCGCCGATGTTGAGAATACGATTATCCAATTCTGCCAGGAACACCCGAACGTTAGAGAGATAGCGTGCGACCCGTTCCGCTGGCAACGGTCTATGCAGGTCCTCGAGAACCTCGGTCTCCCGATTGTCGAATGGCCGTCTACCTCTGCAAGGCGTATGGTCCCAGCGTGTGCAAAGTTTTACGATGCCGTAGTCGAGAAGCGGATAGTTCACGACGGAAACCCGTTACTCGCACGCCACCTCGATAACGCTGTAACGAAAATCGATGCGTTAGGTCCGAGAATCGTAAAAGAGAAGAGAGACTCACCTCGAAAGATAGATGCGGCCGTTGCAGCAGTGCTAGCGTTTGACAGAGCATCTGTTGGTAAGATAGATGAAGTGATTCCGGAGTTCTTTGGATAAGGATATGACAACTACTTTACAACTAGCGGGTGTTTCTGCGATTACGTTAGGGACGTTTCTCTTCTCTATCCCCGCCGGGTTCATTGTAGCTGGCGTCTTCCTTATCATCGTCGGTATTGCTCTCGGACGATAACGTCTAACTATTGCGATAGGACTATAAATGATTTTCAACCGCTTATTCGAATCGCGGGCAATTAGCTACCAGACAATTTTCGAGTCCGGGGACGATATCGCCTTCGGAAATCTATCCGCCACTAACATTGACGAAAAAACGGTCTTCCAAGTAAACGCCGTCTTCTCTGCTGTGTCGCTTATTTCGGATACGGTGGCAACGTTGCCGCTTGACGCCTTCGTTCGAGAGAACGAAACTAGACTGCCTTACCGTCCTAAGCCTGCTTGGGTTGATAAGCCAGACATTGACCTCCCACGAGAAGCGTTCTATAACTCCCTCATCGTGTCGCTCTTACTGGACGGCAACGCTTTTATTCGAGTGTTCAGCAATCGTCGTGGCGAGGTCATAAACTTGACAGTCCTAAACCCGCAACAAGTCGAGGTTAAAAGGAACGGGGTAGGCCGTATACAGTTTACGGTCGAGGGTGAGGAACGTGTCCTTACACCGGAGGACGTTATCTTTATCCCCGATGTTGTCCGGCCTGGCTATATTCGCGGGGAGTCTCGAGTCAAAGCGTTAAAAGAGAACTTCGGTCTTGCAATGGCTTTGGAAAAATTTGCTGCCAATTTCTTTGGGAGTGGGACAAACCTATCCGGTGTGATTGAGTTCCCCGGCAACCTGACGGCTGAGCAGGCTTCGAACCTGGCGAACGGTTTTGATAACCGGCACAAGGGTTGGAGGAAGGGACACCGGACCGGAGTTCTCTCCGGAGGTGCAACGTTTAAGCCTACGCAGATTGACCCGGTACAGTCGCAGTCGATTGAGGCCCGTCATATGGCGGTCGAGGATGTTGCTAGAGCGTTTAACGTCCCGCCGCACCTCCTGGCGCTACCCGGAACGAACTCCTATGCGTCCGTTGAGCAGACAAACCTTGCTTGGGTGACGCATGGTCTTCGTCCGATTATCTCGAAAATCGAAGGCGGGATGACGCCGTTACTGGCCCGATACCCGGGAGGGGAAAACGCGTTCCTCCGTTTTAATCTTGATGGGTTGCTTCGTGCTGATATTACGTCGAGGACTGGCGCGTATTCGCAGATGATACAGATGGGTGCGATGACGATTAACGATGTTCGCCGTCTTGAGGACCTAGCTCCGATGCCGGAGGAGGTAGCGGATAAGGTTCGGGTTCCCCTAGCGAACGTAAATATCGACGATTCGGATGTTAGCGCTATCGCTTCGAAGGTAGCGGCAGCGAATCAGCTTGTGGTTGCCGGTTATAACCCGGTTGATGTTCTTGCGGCCCTCGGTCTTCCACCTATCGCGCATACTGGTCTGGCTTCGGTACAGCTCCAGGGTACGGAGGATACTGTCGAGGATGTTATCGAGGAGGAGGAGTAATGCCTATCGTTTCGCGTCTCGTAACGCTAGGGACTACGGTCCCTACGGAGGTTGTCGGCCACGATAATACGCCGCACGACGTTATCCTCCATAATCATACGAAGTCTTCGAACGAATATATTTACATTGGTGGCTCAACTGCTATTTCGACAACTAACTCGATGCACATTGACCCAGGTCAGACTATTTACCTCACGCTTCGTCCCGGAGATAGGTTGTTCGCGGTCTCGGACCCGGACGGCCTAGAGCTAGGCGTTACCGATATTAGGAAGAATGACTAATGCCTTACTTTATTACTGACGAAAGTCCGGACTGTCCGGATTGGGCGGTCGTAAAAGAAGACGGCGAACGTGTCGGTTGCCACGATACGAAAGATAAAGCAATCAATCAGATGGTTGCCGCGTCCGTAAATGAGGATATTCCTATCGGTGGGGAGTACGAAGGAGAGTTCCCGGAGTCCGCCAGCACGAGAGACCTGCCCGATAATTACCGTCCCGCTACGTCCGAGGATGTACCGGAGGGACGCGCTTGCGGAAACTGTATGTTCTTTAACGAAGAGAACCTCGATGAGGAGGGTAGAGCGTTCTGCGAGAAGTGGGAGGAGTACGTCGAAGGCGGAAACTACTGTAACGCCTGGGAGCCACGCCAGGAAGAAGAGACTGAGTTCGCCGAAGCGGTCCGGGTTGCTTATAAAGATAAGCCGAAGACTAGTAACCGTGTCGAGGTTAGAGAAGTAAACCTAGAGCCACCGGCGTATATGCGGGCCGCAGCACGTCGTGGCCTCGAGTACGTCGCTGACGGTCGAGGCGGGGACGGTTTAACGGAGAAGACGAAGCGTGAAGCGCGTGCAATGGCCGCAGGAAACGTTACAGCGGATAAATGGGTTCGGATTCGTGCCTGGATTGCCCGTCATATGAATGACCTTCGTTCCCCTAACGCTGACCCGTCCGCACCCGCCTACCCTAGCGCCGGGGTTGTCGCTCACCTTCTTTGGGGTTCCGGTCCGTCAATACGTGCCGCCGAACGTGCCCTAAAGTATGCTGAGGGTGTGGTTGCTAGACTGGAAGAAGAAAACAAAGGCAGAGCTAGAGGTAAATTAGTGAGTTCGTTAGAGATTAGAGTTAACAGCGCTGACTGGGAGCTACGGGAGACCGCTACCGGGATGACGTTCGAAGGTTACGCGGCAGTCTTTAACTCGCCGTCCGAACCGTTATCCGGTTCCCCTAACGGGAGAACGTTTATTGAGCAGATTGCTCCTGGCGCGTTCCTCCGTTCCCTAAAAGCGCGGAACGATATCAAACTGCTGTGGAATCACGATACGAGTGATGTTCTTGGTTCGACTAGGGCCGGAACTCTGAAACTTACCGAGGACTCTCGAGGCCTTAAGGTTATGGCTACGTTGCCTAACACTTCGGCTGGGCGTGACGCTGCCGAACTTTTGCGGCGCGGTGACGTCGATGCGATGTCATTCGGTTTCACGGTTCCTCGTAATGGTGACGAATGGAACTCTGACGGGACCGAACGGACTCTCCGGGAGGTAATGCTTCACGAAGTGTCTATCGTTGCGTTCCCTGCATATTCGGAGACGGCCGGTACTGCGACGGTCCGAGGTCTCGCTAAGATTGCGGAACGTGCCGCCGTTGATGTTGATGCTCTCTCCGATGCTCTCCTAAAACTTGAGAACGGTGAGGAGATGACCGATGAGGATGCGAGACTCTTGTCAGACGTCCTCGATAGTATTGCACCGGAGAAGGAAGAAGAAGTTGAGGAGACTTCGGAGGTTGAGGAGTCCCCGAACCTTGCTCTCGAGTTAGCAATGCTAGAGCTGAAGAAGAAGAAACTCGAACTGCTAGAGAAAGGTTACTAATGGCTACTCAGGCTGAGATTAAGAAGGCGATTTTGCGGGTGGCGGGAAACCCGTCTGTCGGTGCTATCGCGTCCCTGGCGGATGATATGGCTGCCGCGATTGTTGCGTTGGACGAGTCTCCGGTTCGTGGTAAGAAGCCGGAGAAGGAGATGCGGGTTTTCGGTCCTACTGAAACCCGTTAGTCGGTTTCTTTATATTCGAAGCCGAGGTTTATAGCGAACTCGGTCCAGAACTCCTGGGACCGGCGGGCATACCTTCTTACCCGCTCCGTCCCGTGAAGACCTTCTTTGAAGTGGCATGTGAAGAGTTCGAAACCGTTCTCTTCCGCTAGGGCAACGGCGGCAGCCTCGACGTGTTCGGGCCATTCTGGGTTTAACCAGACTTGGCACTCGACGGAGGCTGAGGCGAAACGCTCCCAGGTAGTGATAGCGGGAAGGTCTTTGCCGCCGAGGGTAAGTGTTAGTGTAGTCATTTGCTTCTCCTTCTTTACTTGATAGTTATGCGGCGGAACTGGTTGCGAGAGTCGAGGCGTTCGGCAATAACTTTGTCTGTCCGGCGCAGACCCTCAAAAACGCGTCCCATGTATTCGTGGTCCCAGGTCTTTGCGATTGCAATCCGCTTGTTGAAACGTGATTGGCCGGGACGCTTCATTTGCACGACGTCTCCAATCTCGATGTCGTAGAAGTTGATGTCTTCGTAGGCTTCCGTGTTCATTGCTTTCTCCTTTGCTTAGTCTTGCTGATAGTAAAAGTGTACCAGTATCCTCGCTACCACGACACACAAAGACCAGACTTTTTTAGAAACTTTTTATTCCTTGCTACACTTATAAAGTCAGAATTGTGAGTGTATCTCTGCTGACCGCCGGGAGTGAGCTGGACGGCCCTCCGGAACTATCCGATAACAACAAGGAGAACTATGTCCCAGTTTATTAAAACTCAGGAAGAACTCCGCGCTAACCTGACGATGCAGATTCGTGATGTCATTGACTCTGCTGAATCCGAGAAGCGTGGCCTCGACTCTTCCGAACTCGAAAAGATTGACCGCATCGAGTCCGACATCCGCAAGGCTGACGAAGCGATTGCAGTTATCAAGCGTAACGAAGACCGCGCCGTAGAGGTTGCTGAGGCCGCAAGGTCCTATGCACCCGCCGAAGAGTCACGTTCTGGCGCTGACATCTTCCGCGCTATGGCACGCGGTGAGGTACGTTCGCACACCTTCCACCCGGAGACTCGTGCAACTATCGTGCCCTCGGTTAACACGGTCCCCGTTGATTTCCTCGCACAGGTCTACGGCATTGCCCGTCTCGTCGGACCCATGCTGGATGTCTCCGAAGTCATTACTCGTGAGTCCGGGAACGATTTCCGCATCCCGACTTACACGGCATACTCGACTGCCGCGCAGTACGCTGCCGGTTCCGCGATTGCTGACAGTGAGCCTACCTTCTCGTCTATCCTCCTGAGCCCTAAAAAGCAAGGATTCTTGGTTAAGATTTCCAATGAGCTCATCGAGGATGCTGGCTACAACATTGAGAGCGCCATTGCAGAGCAGGCCGGTAACGCTATCGGCTTCCGCGTCAATGACCTCGCAACTGTAGGTACTGGCTCAACCGAGACCGAAGGTATCGTCCCCGCATCCACCCTCGGTGTGACTTCGGGAACCGCTACTGCGTTCACGGCTGATGACCTCATCACTCTCTCGTACAGTCTCGATGGGGCAGCCCGGAGACTCCCCGGTGTCGGATTTATGGCTAACACTTCAACTGTTGGTTTCATTCGACGCCTCAAGGATGACAATGGAGCATACATTTATGACCCAGTTGTCTCGGGTGAGGACCGTCTGCTTGGTTTCCCGATTTTCGAGAATCCTGCAATGGCTGCTATCGGCACCGCTGGCGGAACGAAGCCTGTTGTCTTCGGACACCTGCCCAGTTACAAGATTGTGACTACCGGTTTGGAAGTTGCTACCTCCGCAGACGCGTTCTTCGAGAACGATGTCACCGCGTACCGTTTCACTTACCGTTTCGACGGCAAGCTGACTCACGACGCGCACGTTAAGCACCTGGTTACTGCCGCTGCCTAACAATAACTAAAATCGGAATACCCCGGGGTTGTAGGTCTCCCCGGGGTATTCCTTTTAGGGCGTGAAAGGTTTCGTTTAGAGAGAAGACCGCTTGCGGAACTCTTTAACACCCCGGTTCGATTCCGGGCACGTCCACTAGGTCGAAAAGGTAAACCCTGGCGTCCGGGAATCGTAAAGTAAGGAATATTCCTTACCCTCACCTAGCCTCCTAAGTGTTGCTAACCTGGGATTAGGGCAACATTTATCGCTCAGGTGTTATGGCTGCATGACGGTCTCCAAAACCGTGGGTTAGGGTTCGATTCCCTGGGGCGGTGCTCAAGTTTGTAAGGTTAGAGCTGTGCAAATTGCTATGTTCCTGGAATATGGCACAGGTACTATATAACTGTTTATATAAAAATGTGGATAAGAGTCTTACCAGCGAGGATGTTCGTGGTTAGGGTTTTATCCTGGCGGCAAGAAGAAACCCCGCCGAAGCGGGGTTCCTCCGTCTAACCGTTTTAGTCCCAGCCGTTAGTGCTGATGTAGGCCTCGACTCCTCCGGCGGCAACTGCCTCCCGGTACTGGCGTAGACGATACTCGGCGTCTGCTATCTGGTCCTTGCGGTCCGAGATAAGACGTTCGAGGGCGTCGATACCGGCCTCGGCGGTCTCCGGGTTGTAGGCGTAAAGGCTTGCACCGTATCCGGAGCTACTACGGTTAAGGGCGTCCCTGGCGTTACTAGCGGCAAGTGCTAATTCGTAGAAATCGCGTCCGTTCATTTTGGCTTCTCCTTTTCTTAGGGTGTTACTCATAGGGAAAGTATACGGGTATCCCCGGAGTTCTGTACACGATTACGTACTTTTTTTTCCTGAGTTTCGTGTCAGAATAAAACCTTTTTCGACTAGCATTTCCGTATGGCTTACGAAAAAATAAACGGCGCACTAGCGCTAGCAACAAACAGTCCCGGAACTCCTACCGGTTACGGAGTACAAGCAGAGTACCTAGTAAACCGGTTAGTCCGACACGGAGTAAAGACCGCAGTCCTAAGTAACTACGGACTCGAGGCCCGAACCGAAACGATTAGCACGCCATATGGCAAGGCGGCACACTACCCGCGTGGCTACTCACCCTACAGTGAGGATGTTATCCCGTTATGGTTCGAAGACTTTATGCGAGAGAAGCCAGGGATTCCCGGCGCAGTACTAACACTCTTCGACGTCTGGGTTTATAACAAACTCGAGTTCGACGGGAAAATAATCTCCTGGGTTCCCCTAGACCATGTAACTATGCCGCCAGGAGTCGGACAGTTCCTTAAGAGACCTAACGTGACACCTATCGCAATGTCCCCTCACGGGCAACGGCAGATGAAGAAAGACCTCGACATTGAGTCTGTCTATATCCCGCACTCGGTAGATACGTCCGTGTTTAAACCTACGAAGAAGATTAGAGGAGTCGAGGCCCGGAAGTTTATGGGAGTCCCGGAGGACGCGTTCCTTGTTTCGATGGTGGCAGCGAATAAAGCGAATGGGATTGTTCACCGTAAAGCGCTAGCGGAACAACTCCTTGCCTTTTCCGCGTTCCGGAAGAAACACTCGGACGCCTACCTATACCTCCATATGACGGCAAGGAAGACGTTCGGCGGGTTCGAACTTGGTCCCCTACTCTCCGCTGTCGGTTTAGGACCGGACTCCGTTATCCTCCCGGATGAGGAACAGCTTCGTTTAGGTTATCCGCAGAAGGAGCTTGCCGCCTTTTATAGTGCCTCGGACGTTCTTCTCTCGGCCTCGTATGGTGAAGGTTTTGGGGTTCCGCTTATTGAGGCTCAAGCCTGCGGGACAAAAATCATTACCGGGAACTGGACGTCGATGCCGGACCTTGTAGGGGAGACGTCTTACTGTATCGAGGGACAACCGTTCTGGGATGAGCCGCAAAAAGCATTCTTTAACATTCCCTCCGTAGAGGGTTTAGTCCAAGCGTTGCAGTTAGCTTATGAGCAACCTCGAGGACGGGATGACGTTTCTATCGAGTTCGCGGCAGACTTCGGTCTCGAGAAGGTTTGGTCTAACTACTGGCTACCGTTCCTAAAGGAGTATTTCAATGCAGCTTGACGATTTAGTAAGCGCACACTACGGGGAAACAATCTGGGTGCTCGGTTCCGGCCCGTCACTTAATTTCCTGAGCCCGTCATTCTTCGACGACAAGACGACGGTAAGCACAAACTTCAGCGCTAGGACTTTAGGGCACTACCCGGACTACGCGTTTACTCATTACCACGCTAACGCGGCAAGCCTGCTATCCGATACGGGAACTGTCGTAACTATAGAAAAAGATACGAAGACCGGTTCCTACTGGTCCGAAGAAAAACCGTCTAACCTAGTTCTCGCAGAGACACCATACGATAAAGCTCCCGGTTCCTCCTGGGACCCGATTACCTCGCATAGGCCAGGACCTAACAATCTTGTTTACGGTTCGTCTAGTCTTCACGGCGCAATGCACTTAGCGGCACACTTAGGAGCTTCGTTTATCGTCCTTGTTGGAGCAGACTGCGGAACTATCGACGGTGAGGACAGAATCACAGGCTACCCGGACGGTCATAAATTATGGGCCTTATATAACCGTCACCATAAACTTATGAAAAAGTATCTCGAGGATAACTACCCGCTAAAGGTCTACTCTCTAAATCCTTTTATAAACTTCAACCTCGAAGGCCATAAGTTTGAGGGTGTCGAATGATTCCTAACCTAATCGTCCCGGTCCTAAACCGGTATGACCTACTACAACGAATGATTTCGAGTATCGACTACCCTATCCGCCACCTCTTTATCATAGATAACGGTGACGGGCCGTCCGAGATTCTCGAGATTCCGGACTGGGTTCGAGAAGTAACCTACTCCCCGATGCCGTCTAACCTCGGTGTTGCCGCCTCCTGGAACCTCGGAATAAAAACGTTCCCGCACCATAACCGTTGGTTCTTCTCGAGTTCCGATATGTATTACGAAAAAGGAGCGTTAGAGAAACTAGGTGCAGCACCTACGGACCGGGTAACACTCTCAGACGTCCCGCCATTCTTCCAAACGTTCGTTATCGGGGAAGAAGTAATCGAGACGGTAGGTCTCTTCGATGAGATTTACTACCCGGCCTACTTCGAAGATAACGATTTCCTGCGGCGTCTCGACTATGCCGGGATTCCCGTAAATAAAATCTCTCTCCCTATCGGGCACGATAACTCTTCAACGATTAACTCGGACCCGGACCTCCTAGCGTTAAACGGGAAAACGTTTGCGACGAACCGGGATATTTACCGGCATAAAGAACAGACAAAAGACTTCGACGTTTACGGCTGGAGCTTATCGGCAAGGAGACTGAATTCTTGGGACTAGGGACTGTACAATAGTGACGGAGGTCTTATGACTATAACGAACGGGTATGCGACTCTAAGCGACGTAAAAAGTGCGTTAAGAGTGACGGATACGATAGATGACGCGCTTATCTCGGTAGCTGTAGAGGCTGCTTCGAGAGAGATTGACGGATATACGGAACGGTTTTTCTATAACGCCGGGACCGCTATAAAACTTTTTATTCCGGAGGACGCGTTCCTTACCGAGGTAGATGACCTAATTTCTTTAACAACCCTCGAGACTACTCCGGACGGGCAAACCTTCTCGAGTGTCTGGGCGGCAACCGATTATCAACTCGAACCGTTAAACGGTGTTGTCGGTGGTTTGGCTACTCCGTCTACCCGGATTAGAGCTATCGGTAACAAACTCTTCCCGAAGTTCGACCTGCGAAACCCGAACACTAACGAAGCAACCGTCCGTGTAACCGGTGTCTGGGGATACTCCGAGGTCCCTATCGCTATTAAACAGGCAACGATTCTTCTTGCGAGTCGGCAGTTCTCGAGATATAACGCTCCCCTCGGTGTCGCTGGCTTCGGCGACATTGGTGCGATAAACATTACCCGGGTAGACCCTGACGTTATGGCGTTGATTGCTCCGTTCCGTAAAGTGAGAATGGCGTGACGATTGCGCAGTTCCGCCAGGGGATAGCGAATAACATTGGGACTATCCCCGGCCTACGGACTTCTCTCGATATCCCGGACCAGATAAACCCGCCTATCGCTGTAATCGGAATCGAGAGTGTCGATTATGACGGTGCGTTCGCCGGAGGACTAACGGAGTACACGTTCCTCGTAACGGTTATCGCTAGTAGGGCCTCGGCACGAATGGCGCAAACGAAACTAGATTCTTTCGTCTCTACGGGTTCGTCTTCGATTAAAAAAGCTATCGAGTCGGATAAGTCTCTCGGCGGCAGCGCGTTTGATGTGCGCGTTACTCGAATGTCTAACATCGGTACTGTATCATTGGGAGAAGTAAGTTACCTTGCCGCAGATTTTGCGGTCACGGTGTTCGCGAACTAAAAGGAGTAAAAAGTGGCAAAGTTTGTCGCGACAGATTACAACATAACAATCGGAGGCGAAGATTTTAGTTCGTCGCTTGCCGCCGTCACCCTTGATATCTCAGCAGATGAGCAGGAGACAACAAGTTTTGGCAAGACCTTCAGGGAGCGCATCGGTGGCCTAAAAGACGCCTCCGTGAGCCTCGACTTCCACCAGGACTTCGGTGCTACTGCAGTAGATGCGACTCTCTTCCCGCTTATCGGCGGAACGGTCGCTATCGTCGTAAAGCCTACCTCCGGCGCTGTCTCTGCTACAAATCCGACATATTCGTTTACGGCGTTGTGCACTTCTTATTCTCCGTTTGCGAACTCAGTCGGCGATTTAGCCACGCTGTCCGTGTCATGGCCCGTCACCGGAACGGTTACTAGAGGAACTGCTTAAAAATGAATCCTATTGACCTACGCATCCTATTCCTAGACGGCACCGAAGACGTTGTAACTGCTCTTGCGGCGGACCTTATCGCTTTCGAAGCAAAGTTCGATATGAGCGTAGCTAGGTTAGAGAAGGACGTCCGTTTGACGCACTTGTTCTTCCTAGCCTGGCACGCTCTGAAACGTCAGGATAAGACTAAGGAAGAGTTCGAGAAGTGGACTGAAGCAGTATCTCTCGTAACGGGAGAAGCTGCAACAAAAAAATAACCGGCCTGGGTGACTCTAGTCTTCACTGGCAGATAGCGATTATTGCTGTAGAGACCGGGATTAGTCCCAGGGAGCTTCTCGAGTTAGAGCCACGAATGTTGTGGACAATGGTGAGATACCTTGTTGCACGTAGTCAGAAAAGTACGCGCAAGCGCTAAACTAGTGTGAGGGCAATTTAACGGATTTCGAAGGTTTCTAATGGCGAACGGTGACAACCTCCTCAATATGACTATTGACGGTAAGGAGCTTCGGGAGTTCGTAAAAACGTTAGACGCGTTTGAGCCTGGCCTTCGGAAGCAGTTCGTTAAAGATATAAAGTCCGATATAAAACCTCTTGCGGATACTATCGCGTCACGAATCAACAGTCTGAACATTGGCAACCCGGGTTCCGTTTCGGGTTTTAGTCATAAAGGCCGAACGGCGTGGTCTAAGGTCCGGGCAAGCGTTTACGCTACTCCCGGAGGCGGCAGGTCCCAGTCTGTAGCGCGTATTGAAGTTTTCGGTCAGGGAGATAAGAAGGCGGCACTAAAAATTGCTGACCTTGCCGGGACTAAAGGTAATTTCAATAACGGCGGAATGAGTAAAGGCGGTCTGCGTCCTCATCTGATTCGAGGCCAGGGCGAGAGTCTAGTAGACCAGTTAGATAAGATTAGTACGCTTAGCGCTGGCGGAAAAGGTGGCCGTTTAGTGTGGAAAAACTTTATCGGGCAACGCCGGACAATGATTAACATTGCTCTAAAAATTATGGACCGCTATGCGGCCCGCGTAAATGCCGGAGGTAAACCCTAATGGCTGCAAAAGGTATAACTCTCCCGATTATCTTCAAAGCTGACGATAAAGGTATCAAGGACGCTACCGGTGCGTTAGACGGGTTCGGTAAGAAACTCGGAGGCATTGCGGCCGGTATCGCTGCCGCCTTCTCGATTCGTGCGATTAGTAATTTCGCGAAAGAGTCTGTTCTTGTCGCTGAGGCTGCTGCGACCGCGCAGGCACGTCTCGAGGCTGTCGCTGCCGCAACCGGTGTTTTCGGTGATAATACGGCGCAGGTTACGGACCGTCTCGGAGAGTTCGCGAAAAGCCAGGAGATGCGGCTTGCGGTCGATGACAAAGTTATTAAAGGCGTACAAGCGCAGTTGCTTTCGTTTAAGCAACTATCCGGTTCCGCTGATGAGGTAGGTGGCGCATTCGACCGGGCAACCGTTGCCGCCTTCGATATGGCTGCCGCCGGGTTCGGTTCCGCAGAGGGTAACGCTACGGCCCTCGGTAAGGCCCTAGAGGACCCGATTAAGGG